TATTTGTTCCATATAATTTATTTGAATCAACGCACCTTCCATTTTGACTTACCATATAGTCAGGGCATATATTTATGATAGGTGGCCAATTTGAATTTACAGATGTATCAACACTTACAGAATCAGCTGCACATCCGGAGGTCGGAGCAGCAGCTTGTGCCACATATGAAGAAGTGCCTTTTAATTTTAGATTACTAAACCATCTCATTTGAAAGAAGATAAAGACTAAGATCAAAAGAACTAAGCAGAGCATTGCTGCAATAGGCATGTTGGCCGTATAAAGGTACTTTAAGATCATAAGTCCAGCTGTTGAACTTATCAAAATATACATGATAAATTCAAAGCTGGGAGTATACCCATTAAATGTAATTGCCATCTTTCTACATATATGTATACTTTTTCGGTGTAACGGCATACAATCCCCTTACATCGTATAGTAAAATGACCTATACTTTAATACAGACGAACCACCCTGGCCACATTGCCGTCAAAGCCAGACTGGTCGGTATCACTGCCCAGCAGGATGTAACCAGTCAGGTAGCCAGTCCTCTGGCCCTGCACACCCGTGATACCAGTGGTGTTGGCGCCAGTCAGTAAACTGGAGGCCAGCATCTGCACCTTGCGGAAGGTAGATCCAGATGCCACCACAGTCTTGCCCATATCACGCAGCATGTTTCCGGCGGTCAACAGAGAAGAGGTGTTAGCAGCCGCAGTGGCCTGGGCGTTGGAGTCACCTGTGAAGCTGTATGTAGTAAAATTACCAGCGGGAGTGGGATTGAAAGCGCCACCAGATGCAGCAGGAGCACTGTAAGTGAAGAAGCTTCCTGTGCCGATAGAGGATACCACCAGGAAATAAGGATTTGCGCTAGAGTTCTTCAGACCAGCAGTCATGGGACCAACGGAAGGCATTTTATACCTTTTCGTTAGAAAAAAATTCTACAGGGCGCCGTTAGATGGAGGCTGGTTATCAACATAATGGACGAGTCAATCTTGCCGGTGGAAACGATGGACAACAAAATGCCTTGAATCTTCCCGGGTTTGGATATGAACGCGGGGCTGAAACAAACTTTCAATCTGATATGCTACGAGGCAATTTAGAGAGAAATCCCCTTTCAGATGCATTCTTCTCCCCCAACAACGTTGCCCTTATCCAGAACAATCTCCGCCGGTATGTTTACGAGAAAAGCCAGCCGAAAGGATATATGATTGATGAACAGTCGACCGATGAACTAAAAATTATTATGCGAGCAATGTATTATCAATATGCCAAACATGGGAAGGATAACATCGCCGGTCAAGTCAGTGTTTTAAATGAATATGTTATCAATTGGTCTGGGCCCCATATCCTATCCGCCGTAGATCATTACTTTCATTACCTTAAAGATATTGATACACTGCCGGTGCCCATGCCACAGCCTGTTCATTTAAGCAGTGCCGGTAGCAAAAGCCTTTCTATGATGCAGCCTTTCATTTAGTCGCCTTATCCCTTATGCCTTTGCCTTCGCCGTAGGCTTAGCAACAGGCTTGGCCTTTACCCTCTTAGGGCTTGATGCAAGCGCATCTGTCCTGACATCAATAAGCTTCTTCCACGCTGCCTCGAACTCGTCAAGTTCTTTGAGCCAGAGTGTCTCTGCCGTAGTTGATTCCAACTCCTTCACTGCATCCATTGCCTTCTTCACTGCCTCCTCTGCATCCGTAACAGCTGATGCCTTCACCCTATCCATGCGAAGCCGTAAGACATAATCATACCCATCCACTGAATCTGCATTCGATCCCATAGCTGCCGGTATAGAATGCGCCTTCAACCTTTCCACAATCTCCTCGTCGGTAGCTCGTCTTAACTCCAACGTCCCCTCCAAGACAGCCCTGATGAAACGAGCCTTTGCCTCCAACTCCTCCGCCTCTTGCCGTAGACGCTTCATCTCCTCCAACCTCCTTTGCTCGTATGCCAAGATACGAGGCCGGTAATACGCCTCCAAGATTGCCCCCACCGTAGGATACTTTACCAACTTCATATCCATATCAAACGCCACCATATTTGTAGTCCTCCATGACGATGTAAGCTTAAAACGCTTCTCGAAATCCTCCGGATGTGCCTTGATCTCCTCATAGTAATCATCCGACAGGTAGAGTACAAATTTCACATCTTCGTCTGTATACAAGTCATCAAATGACTTAAGAATTGGCTGTCCATCGGAATCAAATGCAGTAGGCATATCCTCCTTGTTCGTTGCCGTACAGAAGGCATCCAGGATCCCCTTGTACTCCTTTGTCCATGTTCCTACCGGTAGCTCTGTGATCGTAAGAGTCTTTGCCACATCGTCAAAGGTATAAGCTCCCTTTGTAATCCAACACCCGTCCCCACCACTGACAACAGCACCCTTGAATCCCTGCCACCATGGCTTCAAAGTAAGAGTATCTAAACTCGCAAGCTCCCCCGACATCCTCCTTCGAAGTGCAGCCACAATCTCTGTGGGGTTATGGGGAGGGATGTCTGTGCTAAAGCCAGTCCCAATCCCCACACATCCATTTATAGCCAACAGGGGGACAGTAGGTAAATAATACTCAGGCTCCACCGGTGTACCATCATCAGTCATATGTTTCAAGATCCCCATATCCTCCTTCCTAAACACCTTATCTGCAATTGACTCCAGCTGGGTAAAGATATACCTCGCAGAGGCTGCATCCTTTCCTCCGAGCAAACGGGATCCAAACTGTCCATTTGGCAAAAGCAGATTCACATTATTACTCCCCACAAAGTTCTGGGCCATCCCAACAATGGCCGCACACAAGGATGCCTCCCCATGGTGATAGGCCGAATGCTCCGAGACATATCCAGCCAATTGGGCCACCTTGATCTCCGAGCGAAGTCCCCTCTTGAAACAAGAATACAAGACCTTTCTCTGGGATGGCTTCTGTCCATCCATCACATGTCCAATGGACCGGATGTTATCTGCATTGCTATAATGAATCAACTCATCATTGATAAACTTTGTATATGTCACCCTCCCCCCGGCTTTGATATCCAGCACACGCTTAGGATCATATCCACTCAACCACTCCTTTCGATCATCCGTTCGCTTCTTGTGAAAGGCAAGGGAAATAGACTCATTGCTCCCGGTATCCCAATCATAATGAATCTCAGCCAAACGCTCAAACCATTCTCTGGCCTCCTCCTTTGTACTTGTACCCAATCCCTTATAATATTTGATCGTCCAAGACATTGCATTGGGTGTCCGGGCTCGCCACTCCTCATACTCTCCCTGGGAGTAAAAGGATATCTTCTCCGTCCTCCGACTTGCCTTCAAGAGAGGAGTTGCCAGCGAACATAAGAAGCCAAGCTGCATCAACTCCGGCCACTCTGTGTGAAAGAGATTCATAAGAAGACCCTTGATATGTGACCCATCATGATCCTGATCCGCCATAACCATGATACGCCCATATCGCAAATCCTTCCTGTCCTTGTATTTTTGTCCCTGCCTCAGCCCAACAATGGCCTTGATTGCTGTTAGCTCCTCATTCTTGTTGAACTTGTCCTGTGATATGTCCTTGACATTCAGCAACTTACCTCGCAGAGGATAAACACCAAATCGCTCACGCCCCACCACATTCAGGCCACTAATCGCAGAAGTAGCAGCTGAATCTCCCTCTGTTAGAATCAAGGTGCACTCGCCAGATTTGCCAGTTCCTGCCCACAAAGCATCCTCCAGCTTCGGATAGCCACGCAAAGTCTTCTTCTTAGATCCATCCGTCTTCTTTGCATCCTTTGCCGTCTTAACATCCATTGCTGCTTGTGCCTCCTCCAATAGGCCAATCTTCATCAGGCCATCGCACATCTTTGCTGACTTGAACACACTGCCGAACTTGGCAGCAGGAGTTGTCAACGTCTCCTTTGTTTGGCTCTCAAAGGATGGATTTACAATGGTGGAATTCACAAAGAATACTACTGCAGGTCGAATTTGTCCTGCCTTGACAGGCACCTTCTTCTTTGCCGCTGCATCACAGAAATCACCAAGCACATTCCTTAGAACAGTATCAACATGCTTACCACCCTTTCGGGTATTAATACCATTTACGAAACTGACGGCGAGACGTGAACTATCATCGTCTCCACCATCCTCCTCGTCATATAACGTGCGAGTCAATACAGCTGCCACCTCCCAGCGAGGACCACACATCTCATACGCCAAGGTTGCACCTTCACGAAGGAAGAGACGCACGAACTTCTCAAAGGTATTGGATGCAATCGCGGTATCATTCCATGTAACCTTCACGTCCTTACCACACAGAGCAGCCAACTCCCACGTCCTCGTCTTTAAGGCAAGAAGCATATCAGCCATGTTCAACCCGGCGAACCGAGTGGTATCAGGCTTATATGTGATACGAACAAAGCCCTTTCCCTTGTCTGCACGAATACTTGGCTTTCCACAGACCAACATGTGATCCTTCCATACTTGGCTATACTTCTGACCCTGGGCAGGTGAACGAACCTCCACCTTGAATTCGTGCGAGAACACATTCACCAACTTGGCGCCATATCCATTCTTTCCGCCCACAATCTTCTCCTCCGTCTTATCATAATTACCACTTGTTAGGAGATGACCAAAGATTAACTAAGGGACCCAAACATTGTGTTCAGCATGTTGCTGGATAGGAATACCGTCTCCGTCATTCTCAACACTAATTTCAATTTGTTTCTCAGCAGTCTGTCCCTCGACCTCCTTGGCGGATATATGGATATGCTTAATAGGGGTTGCAGATGTCATAGAGCGAATACGAGCATCCCTGGCATTCACTACAAGCTCATCAAACAGCTTATAGAACCCTGGGTTAAATTGAATCTTTTTATAGCCCATCTTACCATCCTCGCCCAAGACCCATCGCCACTCCTCCTGGGTAGCAACAGACCCTACATACGTATCAGGCAACTCCAAAATGTGCTCGCGGTGGGAAAGCTTCTTATACTCCATTGTAGTTAGTACCATCCTAAGGGGGGACCCTTGGGTTTCAACTTTTAGGATTTGGACAACAGATCTGCATTTATTTATTTTTATAATATATATAGATGAATATGTATATATCTATAGGGGCTCAATGTACTACACCTATGTTATTTGAAAGATTACAAGTGAAAAAAGAGAATTTGCCATTTGACTGGATGTTTTCAACACCGCAATTTGTATATACAATATTGAAAGAATTATTAATTGAAAAAAAAGAAATAAGCGATATTGTCGATAATGATTTTTTCGTATGTGATGAAAGGGCACGTTACTATCCACCAGAAGCAGCACATTATATAAATACAAGCGGCGGTGATATTCTAATCAATTCTAAATATAATGTAGCATTTCCGCATGATACTATATCAGATAGAGACACGTATATCCGGCGATTGGAAAGATTAAAACAATTAATTTTAGACGAAAGTATCTTTATTTATTTTGTATATGTGTCTATCCCTCGCCATAATTATTTTATAGTAAATAATATAGAACCTATACAACATTTGTATGAACATGTTGAAAATATAAATAGTATTCTTAAAGAAATAAGAAACAATTATAAAATAATTATATTTGATACCGATAAGCCTTCTGATCGTATACCATCAGATATTGTACATATTGCATATTATGACATAGAAAAGAAAAACGGTTTTACTGATTTATTACCAGAATTAATTGATAAATTTAATAATATAATGAGTTAGGTATTATATTCATAGCTCTAAGTATTTTTATCTTGTTCAAAATAAAGAAGATGCACTTAACATCGAAGCAGAAACGCAGGGAAAGGCGAAAAGAAAGGAGAAATGCTTACCTTTCTGCATCTAAGGCACGAGATACACAGAAAGGTTCCTTACCAGTTAATTGGGACTGCTATACCAGTTGTATAAATTACTTAAATAAATAGATAGGATAGTATGACATCTTTCTATAGAAATATCCTAAGTATAGAAGAACTTAATTATTTGAATAATCTCCCTGAAGTTCTTACTGCCAAGGCTTCCTTGGATTCCCGACCATCTGGAATGGTGTATTTTTCAGTCGCCCTAACTCATTCTATTCGTGCTAGCTTACAATCTCGATTTGGCTTAGACCTTTCTGCATATAATTCTATCCCTATGCGATGGATTAAGGGGGATACCCGGCCACATATCGATATTGGCGCATCAAATTTTCAAAATACATATTTACTGTACTTGAATGACTCTCCTGGTGAACTCGTAGTAGATTCACACTCATATCCCATTCAAGCGAATACTGGTCTTGTATTCAATGAAGGGCTTTCACATGAAACGCAGGGCACAGAAAACATTCCTCGTCTATTGCTCGGCCCCATGAATGAATTCACAGAGCCCGTTGGGGCGGGCGATACTATGAACTATTATCCTACAGAGGCAGATGCTCTTGCTTATACGAACAGGTTGGGAGGTAATAGTAGTTATGTAGTTGGCGGGCCGTTTGGCCCATATACAAGTTGGAGACTTGCTTCGAATAGTACAGGTTCATCACAACAAAACGTAGTCTATGTAAATGGAAATACATTGAACTCAGATGGGAATACTGCATACTACTATTTATACCCCACAGTCCCGTGTTTCTTAGAAGGGACAACCATTCTCTGTCAAGTAGAGGGTGTTGAAAAATATGTTCCTGTTGAAGAACTTCGTAAAGATACTCTGGTAAAAACAAGTATTAATGGATTCAAGAAGGTTGTTGGCATTGGAAAAGGATCCATTCAAAATCCTGGAGATGATACGCGAATAGAAAATCGTTTATATAAGTGCTCTCCGTCAAAGTATCCTGCATTGAAAAATGATTTGTATATTACAGGATGCCATTCCATCCTTGAGTTCCCCATAACAGATAAGCAAAAAGAGGATACTATTAAGCATCTTGGAAAATTATTCGTAACTGATAAGAAATATAGACTTATGGCCTGCGTAGATGAACGTGCTGAACCTTGGAACTCTGAAGGCACATATACAATTTGGCATTTTGCCCTTGAAAATGACAATGAGAAAATGAATTATGGTGTCTATGCGAATGGCTTACTCGTTGAAACATGCACTATAAATTACTTAAAGAATAAATCAAATCTATCACTTATATAAACAGATCAACCTCTAAATATGCCAAGAATGTGATATCAATATCAGGCCCATCGAGGGGGTCTGCCTGGTCTGCAATAGGTCCGATTGTAATAACAGAATCTTCATATAAGGTATTCAACTCTTCTGAATCATATATACATAGTCTTCTTGCACCAGTGCTGATACGTAAGATTTCTTTTGCATATTCTTTTCCACTCCCATCCGTGTATACCATGATATAATAATCCTTACATAAGTTCACCCAAGACCTTATGCGATGATGATGTAGATTATGTTCAAGTGCCCATCTATAAAGATCAGAATGAAATGCCTCTTCATTCTTTTCATGCTGAATTTCAATGAAACTGTGAACTAAATCTAAGGTATCTGCACTGGGAGTCTTGAACTCTGTCAAAATAATATGTTTCCTTACTGTTGCACCAAAGTGTTCCTTGAACTTTTCAATATCATATTGTGTTGATGCAAGTCCTTCTAAGACCCAATGACTATGCCCTGCTTTACGTAGTTGCATCAACACACTATAGAATTGATTCAATGTCATTTCACAATTTGTAAATGGATTCCGCGGCATCAGGTACTTCGGAAAGAGATAGCTTTGTGATAATAACCTTTCGACCATATCACGCAATATAGTAGTTGCCTCAAATTGATACAGAGTTTTCTCTGAATTCACACGAAGTGTGATCAGATTCTTAGGTGGTTCACATGTAAGAAGGTCAGTATCATTGCATATTTTAAAGCGACGATTCATCCATCTATACAAGAGTTTACGAAATACATTCACCAGCCTATAATTTTCCTTAAAGTGGTCGATTGCTGTCATAAGGAAGGTATTTTCAGTGCCTGGAGGGACCATAAGTACTCGTCTACTCCGAAACTTTAAGAGATGGGATTTGCACTCTTTTGTAAGTTCTTTCATACCTTGGATATATCCATATTTACTCGAAATATCATTCAGTAAATAAAGGAGAACCCAGTTATCAGGGCGCTTCAACATGTAATGATTTGGCTGTAGGGTCTGCTGGGTCTGTTGGGGGAAGCGCATACTGGGTGGCCTGGGCATGGGCCTTAACCTTTGCCTCGGTAGTATAGTTCCAGATGGTCTACCAATCGAGAACTCCATTTACCAAGTATACGTAGACCAGTTTTTTTCAATTTTCTTGGCCCTAAATCTTCTCCACCTTCCCCCACTTCTTAAGTGCCGACTCATACTCGGGTCCATAGGTGTGATCAATCGCCTGACGCATTGCCTTCGCCCCTGCCAAAGTTCCCTCTGGGTGACCGTGGATAGCCCCACCGCAATTTGCCATCCAATCAACTCCAATCGAAGCGCAAATAGCATCCACCAGACCAGGGTGCATTCCACAACTTAGAGCCGGCATAACACCGTGGGTATGAAGCTCCTTCAAGACACGCGTCATCTCGTCCCTATCATTGTCACTGTAGCCACCCATCATACCCGCGTGAATGAAATCTACACCGCACAGACCTGCCAGCTTACAGAAGACAGCCCACTCAATGTGAAAAGGATTCCTTACATCAGACAGAATGGAAATCCCACTCTTCTGGTAATGCACGAAGATAGGCAGGTCCAGCTCACGAATACGCTTGTACAAACCAATACCGCACCAGAAATTTACGTGAACACCATTGCCCCCATGTGCGGCAACAAACTTCACCCTCTCCAGAACAAGATCAGGCTCGGCATTGATACAGAAACAATAGACCACATTCTTGCCCTTCAGGTACTCGCAAATAAGGGGGACACGCTCCTCAAAAGGACAGTGCTCAGGATTTGCCATAATCTCGTCCTCTTTGATGAAATTTACACCACCCTCCACCATTTGCTTCACAATCTCCAGCAAAGTCTCCTTGTAAATACCCACCTTTGGCTTTACGATACCACCTAACAGGGGCTTGTTGTGTACACCCGTGTACTCGCGAATCTTCTGAATACCATACTTGGGACCCAGGAAATACTTGCTGACCACATCATTGGGCAGATCCAGATCGAGGACTACGCAGCGAGTAATGGTATTAATATCCAGCTGACCACCCATAATTTGACATAAGAGCTGACTTACTCCATCGGTGGCGAGGTCAATGTTTGCAAGAGGAAAGGCAATCCATACATTCCCTGACTTCACGGTCTTCATCTGCTCCGTATCACCCTCAATACGGCACCCAGCCCTCTCCCACAGCTCGGGTGTCTCCCACCCATTGCGCACCTTGGGATTCCCTACACTCTGTCCAATGGCAATATTCTCTGCTGCATCAAAAAGAGACACGGTCGACTCGAGTGAATATAATACCCTGAAAAACGTGGACATCTATAATAGGAATACCCCAGTGCTTTAGGTTGGTCTAAGGCCATACAGTAAGGTGGTGTAGATGAATATAGTCATTCCCCTTGCAGGAAAGTCTTCGCGCTTCTTCGACGAAGGATTCAAGACTCCCAAATATCTCTTACCTGTCCATACAGGGGAAACTATGATTGAAGGTGCAGTTAATTCCTTACATATGGATGGTCAGTTAATCTTTGTTGTTCAACAAGCAGATTGTGATAAGTATGGGACAGATGTCTTATTGAAGAAATCGTTTCCTTCCTCCATTGTCACCTACCTGAATTACTATACAGGGGGATGCGTTGAATCTGTCTATGTGGCTGCAAAACAGTATATAAATAACGACGAGCCTCTTATCATTACAAACTGCGACCAGTATCTCGAGTGGGATTCCAAACCCTTCTTGAATGTGTGTTCTGAATCAGATGGATGTGTCTTAACGTATTTTGCTGATACGACTAAAAATAGTTATGTGAGGGTGAATGACCAGGGGTTTGCAACCGAGTTTCGTGAAAAGGTCGTAATCAGTGATAAGTCGCTTGTAGGAGTCCATTATTGGCGACGAGGATCTGATTTTATTGAATCGGCAGATCATATGTTCGAGCATAATATTCGTGATAGTGGAGAGTATTATGTATCTGTCTCTTATAATTACCTTGTAAAGAAGGGTCTTAAGATTCGAACCCACCCTATGGCTGCAGACGAAACATATCATACCATAGGGGTTCCTTCTACCTATTATGAATACTTACAGAAGAAGAATCCTATTCAGCTTTCCTCTCTTAATGAAATGACGCGTGGATGGTTTGTTGGTGATTTCTTCCCTTCTGTCTATAAGACCCTATGCTTCGAAGCTGGTCTCTTATCGCATAAGAAAGGGGAAGTATGGGGTGCACATCTACACAAGGTTGGGACAGAGATTAATTGCCTTGTTTCAGGTCGTATGTTAATCAATGGTCTTACAATTGAACCTGGTATGATATTTACGGTCCCCACTGGCCTCTTAACAAAGGCTGTGTTCTTAGAGGATTGCAAGGTCATGTGTATCAAAGTGCCGTCTGATACAAATGATAAATATAATTATTAGACCGACGGGCATTTCAAACCGTTATTTTATCGCCACTTATTCTAATAGAATGATAATCTGATGTTTTTATTGATTTTACATATTCTATAGAATTATCTGATTTCACTTTATATACAAGTGTTTTATCATCTTGCCAAGTAATTGTTGTATTTTCTATAAACTTGTTTGCATCCTCGCCCCCCAATTGTGAATCAAAGAATGATTTAAACTCATCATAATTCTTATTTTTTCTAAGACAAGTAAGCATCCTTGTCTTATCTAACTTACTAACATATTCGGAACGTAATACATCTTCAACGCTTAGAAATACTGGGAGATTTTCTGATAGATATGTATCAATAACTCTTTTTGCCTCATTTACAGATATATCGAAGAATTCACGTGATGGAATCCGGTAGTTTTCTAATATTTTATGAATATCCTTTTCTTTTTGTCCTGCATTATTAACTTGTCTTGTGAATTCGATATTAAATGGAGTAGCAACGCCTGTCGTAAATAATTCTCTAGATCTCTCTTCTGGAGTTCTTGTTGTCATCCCTATTTTTAAAAGGTTAGGAATTGAGGGATTGGATAAACAGTATAAGTATCCCTCTGTCATTTATAACCGTTTTACTGAATTTGGAACTTATCAATTTTTACTAGGTGCTGGTTTGAAATTACCACGGGTCTAAGTAGTCTAAGAAGCATACTTAGGTGCTCCCATTCCAGATTCAACCACAAAGAAGTTTAGATTCTCCACATAGACATCGACCCCGTAAATATAGGTCGAGTTTGCAGCAAGGGGATTAATTTGCACATCAAGCTGTAGACGATTAATACGACTTGAATTCAAAGAGCCAGATGGTTGATGGTTAGGGCTATGTAATTCAAAGCTATAAACAGGAAGACCACGATTTGCTCCCCCCGCCAAATAACGAAAGGGGGTTACTTCACTAAAAAACTGCATACTTTTGTATCCTTGGAGCTCGTTTCCATCTGCAAGAATACGAATCTGCGAAAATATATCACGTTGCCCTGCAGGGATGGCGACACCCGATGAGACAATGGATGTATTCACGGTTGCAGAAGAAGGACGATTTGGCCAATCCCACCAGTTTGTAAAATTCATCACATGGTTACGATACACAAGACTATCTGAACGACGAGGGATAAGAATAAGGCGAGTAATAGGATTATGAATATATAATTCAAGAAGACCACTTGTCGTGATTTCAGGAAAGGGGACCTTTGTAACTTGACGCATAACATACATAAGTGGTTTCGTGGCGAAAAGCTCTCGTTCTGTATCAGCTAAGAAGACATAGGTGGTATGCAGTTGGGGGTTCAGAATCCAATAATTTAAGGTAGGTACCGTTACATTAATATCGCTTAAGAATTGACGTATTTCATAATTACCTGGTGTAGTAGAAGGAATAAAGCCAGGTATATTTTGTTGAACCGCCGCCTCTTTCAAAGGGTTTATTAAACCTACTTGTAAATTATACGTGCCAGTTGTTTGGGAAGATGATAGAATATATGTGCCATATGGTAAGGGAATCATATTTTTTACGACACAAGATATAAATCCCAAGCCAGTTACTGTAGATCCTTCTTCAAGGGCAAGAAGGGCATTGAATGTATACGTACCTGTATAAGGTGCAGAAATCAGGTAGGTATTATATCCTGTTATACCTATCACGTTTGCAGTTACAGTCCCTGATAGCATTGTTCCAACAGAAAGAAAGACACCTGATGTGACAGTAAGAGTGGTGCCACTGAAAATACCTGTGACTGATACAGGGGCGACTGTTAATGTGTTTCCTACCACACTACCTATAACAGGTTGCTGATTGAATACGTCTACGCTTTGCCCAGGTGCCATGCGAAACCCGAAAGGAGTTGAATCACGTACTGTATATAATTGCTGGGAAGGATTCAGAATAATCGTGACATCGACGGTATAGTATTGTAGTCCAATTAAGGGAAGTGCATGACCTCCTTCCGTAAACCAAAAAGGAAGTGGGACAGTGATGGTATAAGCTGGGATCGATGGATTATTCGCCTGGGCGAGCCCAGGACCATTGGAAAGATCTTCTACAACAGTTGGATACGATGCCTTTGAGTAATTATACCCAAGAACAGCCGATAAGATGTAAGGATCATTCGTGGTAGGAATAGCGGCATAAATACCATTTGCCGGATCTGTAAGTTCTGGTATATCTCCTACCAGCCTTTGCCATTTGGCATAATCATCTGCTGGGTAATCAATCAATGCTTTCGCCATAATATAATCACCCGTAAACTCTTGCACATTGTTAGGGCCAACGGTAACATAGACAGTCTGGATTGCAGCTGCGCCTAATGCACGAACCCATTGAAATTCAAGATCCTGGGATTGAAACACTTGATCCTTGCTATAAATAGCAGGTATTTGGAAGGTAAAATACATGTCAGAGACTAAATCACCAACACGATCAACCCTTGCACGAATCTGTATATTTGAATCATATGGATAATCTGTTGGACCATCCATTGCCTTTGAAATCGTTTCCATTGAAAAATGGGTATATTTCTTAAAGGTCTTGTAAAAATAGGTCATATCGGGGTTGCCCGATAGGATCACATTTTG